GGCTCGTCCAGAAGCCCAGCGTAATCGGCTGCGCATTTGCAGTGCCCCACGCTAGCCGGGCAACGCGATAGCCTTCGATGGATTGATAGATTTGTGCCACATCGGAAGCGCCGAGCGAGACTTGCGCTGTTTGAACGGATAGTCCTAGTGAAGCAGGGAATCCGGCGATAAGCAGCCCGGTCTTCGCAGCGGTGATCGCCATCGTGCCGACGAAATACAGCCTCCAGTTATCGCAAGGATAACCACCGTTAGCGGTGGTCCCGCTGCCAGCTTTCTCCTGACTGACATCAAACGAACCATTCACCTGTATCCCGTTGTAGGCCAGCGCATCGAGCGGCGCGGCGTAGGCATATAATTCGGTGAAGTTGGCATTTGTCTTGACAAACGATGTCCGCAGCGGATCGCCGGTGCCGTCATTAGCGGCAGAGCCGATGTTGATGATTTGCTGTGTCATCTGTCAGGGTGAGTGAGTAATACTGCCTGCCGTAATGGTCACGGTCTGGCCTATGCTGATCGTCGTGCTGTTGAGATTGATATCGGCACCACTCGTGCCGCATGTAAGATTATTCACTTTGGTAGTGCTGCCGCCATCCTTGATGCGCGCCACCGCTGCGGTTCCGGCATTGGTCGCAACGCCGGATTTTGGCGCCCCGGCCATAGTGATCACGCCACCCGACTCCGTGAAGCTGGGATCAGACAGCGTGATGGCTACGAGCGTAGTGGCAAACGACGCCGTGCATATCTCGATGTAAGCAGGCGAAGCATTGGCGTCGATCTGCAATATCGTGGCAGCCATGCGCGCCGTCTTCGTCGCCGCGTCGTAATTGACCGCCATTATGCCATCCCCAGACGGAAGGATGTGATCCGCACCGGGCCGTTCCTATATATTTTAGTGGTGTTGAGCCGGATTGTTGCATTGGAGTTTTCGTCGCCGACATCGCAAGAAAACACCTCGATGCCGTTAGCGGCGAGGATGCGCGCGGTCGCGGCATTGCCTTGCGCAAGCGCGGCGTCTTCCTCGGCGATCTTGTTGAACACCAGGTTGCCGTCCTCGGTAGTGGCCGCTGGATTGGAGAGTCTGAGCACTGCGAGTGTTACTCCATTGTCCGACGACAGCTCGATGGTGCCGCCGTTCATCATGCCGCCAAGTGTGTCGAGCATCTCATTGGCCGCGGCTTCCGAAAGATTGATGATCACGGCTGCGTCTCGTCATAGATCGGCACGAGCGCGCCGTTCTCGTCCCGCTCGATGCGCAAGACCTTTGATGGGCGCTCGCTCGCGATCGGCTCCTGCAATTGGCGCGCCGCATTTGCGACTTGCCCGGCCAGCTCGGGCGGCAGCAGGATCGCGCCGTTGAGCCCATCCGCGACCATCTGCCGGACCTCGCCGCGCAACTCGGCAACGACTGCCCGCAACTCGGCGATGGTCGCTGCGGCCTGCGCCTCGATCAGCTCGCGCTGGCGCTGCCATTGCCGGCGCTCGGTATCGAGCACCTCGGCGAGCGCTTCGCGCCAGGCATCAAGAAGCAGCGCGTCGTCGTCCGATCCGGTCGGCACTGGCAAATAGGCTTCTGACTTCTCGTGCAATGTCATCGCGGTTGGCCTTTTGCGGTGGCTTTGCGGGAGCCGGCGGCGCTGCGGGAGGCGGCGGCGCCGCCGGCGCAGCCGGGATCTTCCCGACTTGGCTTAGCGGAACGACCTGCTGCTGGACGCGCGGCTCGTCGCCAAACTCGACGCGGTCGAGCCCTTCGAGGTTGCGCGCTTCGTTCGGCGCGAAAATCCCGCCTTGCACGCCCTGCGCCAGCGCTTCGATGCGATCCTTCATCGCCGAGCGCAGCAGCGCGTCGGTGTCGAATTCCACATATTCGTCGGGCTGGCCTTTGAGATCGAACAGCAGGCCGATCGATTCCTCGATATGATTGAGCGCGAAGCCGAGACCCGATGATTTCCAGCTCTGCATCAACAGTTCGGTCGACGAAAAGGTTGAGCCGCCGAGGCCGAGGATCTGCAGCGGAATGCGAAACGCGAGCGCAATGTGCTCGTTCGAAAGTTTCATCATCTCGGCGGTAGAGGCATCCCTGCCGCTCACCGCCCACGGCTGAACTTTCAATCCAGCGGTGAGGATTGGCGTGCCACCCTGGTGCAGACCTTTGGCCTGCTCGTTCCAGCGGTCGCGTAGCGCCTGGAGCTGGTCCTTGTCGAGCGTGAGGTCGGTCGAGAGCACGGCCGATGGCCGCGCCTCGTTGAGGTAATATCCAAGCTGCTGCCGCGCGATCGCGCTATTGACGCCGATATCGCTATAGGCCGCGACGATCGGACTTTCGCCGATCAACGGCACCGGCCAGCGATGCCGCACCGTGTGCAGCCGGATGTGCAGCACGTCGCGTTGCGGCACGATCAGCGGCTCGCCTCCGAGCCGTTTATCGATCACCTGGTTGCCGTGCAGCTGATAGAAAATCTCGCCATTGCTGGCGAGCCGCGGATGCGACATCAGCGGGTCCATCAGATGCAGCTCGTCGATCTCGAATCGCGAATTGCGCAGCCCGAGCGCATAGGTGTTGCCCTCGAGGTAGAGCGAGCGCGTTGCGTTCAGCAGAAAGTCCGAGATCGACTGATAGTCATTCGGATGGCGCAGCAAACGCGAGAGCGACGATGACTTGACGCGCTCGCGTCCGCCTTTGCCGTTGAGCCGCCAATGATCGCCGGGACACATGGCCACGGTCTGGGCGTAGGCCGAGACGCAGGCCTCGACCATCGCCGATTGTGTGCCGAGGCTGGTCGGCGTGTAGCCCTGCTGCCACCAGTTGTCGGCGACGCCGGCGGGCAACCACCCGCCGGTGACTGGTAGATAGAAAGGGCCTGGCCGGTAATCGCCTTCACCCTTGCCGATGAGCTGGCCCGCGACGCGGGCCAGAAACCCGCGAAAGTTCATGTCGACGGTGTCGCAGTCCTTGTTTGATAATTGCCGCGTTTGCCGGCCTCGGCCTGCTTGGTCTGCGCCTCATTTGGGTCCGGGCTGCCATCGTGCTCGTGCTCGAGGACGTGGACGCCCATCGCGGCCATGTCATTTTCTTCTTGCGTCGGCGTGGGCTTGATTGCGCCAGCCGTTTTGGCCTGCTGCTCGTTTGCCTTGTCGCGTGCCGCGCGCTCGTCGGCGAGCTTCTTTTTCGCGGCCGTCATCTGTTCGGTATCGGTCACGGTGGACTCCTTCGTTTGTGGGTTTGTTACCAAGTTAACCGGCAAGCAAGATTACCATGTCACTCCGGTTAGCCAAGCAATGGTGCCGGTGCGGCGGATCGCCCAGGTCAACGGCATGATCATGCGCAAGGCCAGCATGTCGGTTTGGAACATGCTCTTGGCCGGGAACGCCACAACGGCCGGCGTGCCGGTCGTTGAGATGTCTGTCGGCGAGGTGTCTTCCATGTGCAGAGTTGCTTGGTCGCTGATCTCGAACCGCGGCCCGTCACCGGTGACGGCGACGAAGTCGGCGGCGTCGATGACGATGACCGTGCCTGCGGGCACCGTGCCGGACTGGATGAACGGCCAACCGCCGAGGCGGCCTTGGCCGATCTCGTCACGATACGGGAACACGCCCGCGCCGGTGGCGATGGCGAACGACGCGCTGTTGACCTGTTGCGGGTTGAGCAACCAGACCGGCTTGCGCACGTTGCCAAGCGTGCTGGTCAGCAGAGCGCCCGACAGTTGCTTAATATCGCCGGTGAGAGCGGCAAAGCCGCCGCCAGCGGTGGGCGTCAGGCCAGCTACGCCGTTGAGGATGCCGGCAGGTCTGACCGTCGTCGCCGCGTTGGCGTCGAGCAGAACGGAGTCGATCGCAACCGACGTGTCGTAGACGACGGCATCGCGCAACAGCCCTTCGATCGCCGGAATCGAATGCTCGTCGAGCTCCCTGGTCCAGGTCGTGATGACCGCCATTTTCATGGGCGTCAGGGAGAGTGAGGTAAATGCTCCCTGGCGAACCGGAATCGGCAACCCTTCGCCGACGAACGATCCGGCGATCGTCGGGGTTCTCGACCGCGTCGGGATGATTATTTTTGCATTGCGGCCGAAGCCAAGCGACAGGCCCATGCTCGACAGCGGGCCGAATACCGAGGCCGGCATGAGGATTTGCATGAAGTCGACGACGATCTGCTGCGCCAACTCCTTCGCCCATCCAGTGACCGTGGTCATGGCGGCGGCCGAGGCCGCCTTGGTTTGCCAGTCGACCACCGCCTTGAGCGGTTCATCGTCGCCGAAGATCGAGCGGGTGAACTCCATCGGCGACTTGCGCAAGTGATGTGCTACCAGGTTCAAGGCGCCGGCGCGGCAAAACAGATCGATCGGATCGAGCTTTTTCCGTTCGACGCCGAACGGCCGCGCTGGCAGTTGCGCTGCGCTGTAACCGCCATTGCTTTTGGTTGTCACCACCGCGCGGCCACCGTCATCACTGGTCATGGCGAGATTGCGCTCGCTATCACGCAGCGTCGCCAGGATTTCCTTGTCGTGTGCAATCTCGGCGTTTGCCTTTTGCACCGTCTCGAGCAGATCGTTGGGATAGTCGCCATCGCCGACGGCATCGTGCAGCGCATCGAGCTTGCCGGTTTTTTCGAGAATCAGATTTTCTCTCTCTTTGATCTTCTGAGCGAGCGACATGGTCGCGCCCTTTCTTAATCGTGGTAGCGTATCGGCTTGCCCGCCGGTGAGCCCGCGCCGCCTGATCTCGCGTCCTTTGCCTTTCCCGGCGAAAACGAGATCGATGGTCGTGGGCGAAATCTTGAGCGACTTGGCGATGGCCAGCGCATTCGGGTTTGCCGGCACCGAGACCAGGCTGGTCTCGACCAATTCAGCCTTGGTGAAGAACACGCCGTAATCGG